GCATATGCCTTGACCAAGGTATTGATGGAAGACGGTGATCACATCCGTATTGGCAGCACCTTCGCCAAGCACTTAGCTCAGTCTATGATTGAGACCAAAGAGACATTGTGCGCTAACTTATTAAACTTTGCATTCACAGCCGGCTATGTTGGCGGTGACGGCGTAACTTTGATAAACACAGCTCACCCTGTTGCTAACGGCTTAACCTACAGCAATCAGTTATCGACCGCTGCTAACTTGTCGCAGACTTCTGTTGAGCAGATCCTCATTCAGATCCGTTCTGCAATCGACAACAATGGTAAGCGTATTCGCCTAAAAGCTGAGCAGTTAGTTGTTCCTCCAGCACTCGAGTTCCAGGCAGAGGTAATTCTCAAGTCTGTTCTCCGTTCTGGTACAGCTGACAACGATCTCAACCCAATCAAGTCCACTGGTATGCTTCCAAAGGGTACACACGTTGTAACCCGTTTGAGCTCTTCCAAGGCATGGTGGGTACAGACCGATGCTGAGAATGGCCTCATGCTCGTAATGCGTCGTCCAATGGAGAAATCCATGGAAGGTGACTTCGAGACTGATTCTATGCGCTACAAAGCCACCGAGCGTTATGCGACCGGCTGGCACGATGCCCGTAACATCTACGGCACCGCTGGCGTTTAATCAGCACCCCAGTAGTCCTAAAAGCCACCCCACAAGGGTGGCTTTTTTACTATTTAGGGCGGTTTTTATGTTTAATTTGCATTAGTAGTTATAGGAAGATTAATCCCATTCTGACAGCCGATCCTTCCCGGCATGACGACTCAGAGACAGTTTGGGATACCCACTGAGATAAGGAAACACAATGTCTAGTACATTTACAATACCCCTGCGTTTAAATACGCGTCAAACTACCAGCAACGACGGCACAATTTCTGCCGACAACACTGGTGCCTCAATGATTTCACAACAGGTAGCTATTGTAGCCGGCGCTGCAGCAACGGAAGTTATTCCAGCTGGTTCAATTATTCACTCAATCGACGGTTATTTAAACGTAGTCGGCGCAGCCTCACGCGCGGTTAGCTTGACCGTTAACGGCGTAACTACTTCCGTTGGCACGTTGACAACAACTGCCCTAGGTAAAGTTGCTGTGGCTTTTACGGCATCTGCTGCCGTGGCTAACTTGTTGGCTAACGTTGGCGCATACAACTGCACAGTAACTTTAGCCTCTGAAGCAGCCTCTGCTGGCACATTGTCTATTCAGTATACTGGCCGTAATGCTGACGGTACAATTACTGCCTACGGTTCCGGTTATACAAATAACTAATTAAGACGGCGGGGCAACCCGCCTTTTTTAACCTTTAGGAAAAATTATGCCCACATTAGTAGACGTATCAACCTCCCACATAAACGCAAGTGGTCAAACATTTACTGGCCCGAGTCGTGTCGCTGGATGGCAAATTAAACCAGGGGGCACCGCCGGTGCAATATTGTTTTATGACAATACTTCAGCAACCGGAACAGCAATAATTGAAATTGATATTACAACCAATACCGCAATTATTTCAACAATATTGCCAGGTAATGGTATTCGTTTTTCAACAGGTTGCTACATAACCTTACCAACCTCGGCCGCAATTACAATTTTTTACGGCTAACAAATGCCAGTCTACCTTGATACTCGAGGTAATTCAGTCTTGTCTGTAGCGATCTGTGATCGCTGCAGCAGGAAGTTTGCGTATACCGATTTAATGCCTGACCCAAACTTTCCGGGCATGCGCGTGTGCGCGGCAGATAAAGACAACTATGACCCCTGGAGATTACCAGCGCGTCAGACAGAAAATATTGCGTTGCGCTTCCCACGCCCAGATGTATCTGTAGCAACTGGTCCAGTAAGTGGACAACAAATTGTTACCGATGGTGGCGCAAATAACCCACCACAGAATGACAGCTTCTTTATTGATGGCACACCACCTAACGCCGGCGAGTCTGGCGACTTAAAATTATAAGAGACCGTAATGGCAGATCGTTCAATATCACAACTACAAGTAGCCGGAGCGTTAACAGGTAACGAGCTAACTGTTGTTGTGCAAAACGGAGTTACAAAACAGACTCAGTTACAGGACATCTCTAATCTAGGTGGTCCCCCTGGTCCAGTGGGTCCGCAAGGCCCACAAGGCCCAACGGGGGCAGCAGCAACAATTCAAGTTCAGTCAACCACAACTACGGCTCCTGGCACTAACGCCAACGTAATTAATATTGGAACGCCAACAACGGCGGCTTTTGAGTTTTATATCCCCAGCGGCCTAACAGGTGCAACTGGAGCAACCGGCGCCACAGGTCCAGCGGGTCCTGGCGTTGCGGCCGGTGGTGTTGCGGGTCAGTATCTAAAGAAGGTTGACGGCACAAACTATAATACCACGTGGGACACACTGCCAACATATGTTAGCTCTGTGTCTGGCACGGCCAACCAAATTGATGTAGCGACAGGAACAACCACAGCGGTTCTGTCTATCTCAAACAATGCAGTGTTGCCCGGAACGGCGGCTATTAAGGTGCCAGCGGGTACCACGGCGCAACGCTCTGGTGTTACTGCTTCAAACGGGTTAATTCGCTATAACAGCGACACGGGATTGTTTGAGGGATACTCAAGCGGATCTTGGCAAGACTTTGCGGCAGGTTCTGGCGTAACATCTGTTGCGACAGGCACGGGATTAACTGGCGGTCCAATTACCTCGACGGGAACTATCTCAATTGATAGCACCGTCGCCACGCTAACTGGCTCACAGACATTAACAAACAAAACAATTAATGGTGCCAATAACACACTAAGCAACATCGGTAACGCCTCGCTGACAAACAGCGCCATTACAATTAACGGCAGCTCGGTTAGTTTAGGTGGGTCAGCCACCGTGACAGCCACCGCTACAAATGCGTTGACTATTGGAACTGGATTATCTGGTACAAGCTACAACGGCTCGGCTCCGGTTACGATTGCACTAACAAATACTGCGGTAACTATCGGAACAACTTCTGTTTCGTTAGGCGGGACCGCTTTAACTTTAGGTGGCTTAACATCGGTTACGGTCACACAAGATCCTGTTGCGGCCTTAGACTTAGCCACAAAACAGTATGTTGACGCAGTAGCTGAAGGTCTTCATGTTCATGCGTCTTGCGATGCTGCTACACCTGCCTCATTAGCTTCAATTACTGGTGGTACAGTTACATACAATAACGGCACTGCTGGCGTAGGCGCTACGCTGACTTTGTCCGTTCCGCTGACGATTCTTGATGGATATACCCTACTTAATACGAACCGCATATTAGTTAAAAACGAAGCGACACAAGCAAATAATGGTATTTACACATGGGCTACAGGCGGTACTGTTTTAACTCGTGCGACCGATTTTGATACAGGTATTGAGATTGCTAGTGGCGATTTTACATTTATTACGAACGGAACTTTATACGCTAGTACAGGTTGGGTTCAAACTCAACCCGTAACAACCGTAGGTACTGACCCTATAGTATGGACTCAGTTTACAGGTACAGGAACCTATACAGCAGGTACAGGGTTAACCCTTACTGGAACGCAGTTCAGTATTACCAATACAGCGGTCACAGCAGCTTCGTATGGTTCTGCCACTCAAGTAGGCACGTTCACCGTCAATGCGCAAGGTCAACTGACCCTTGCAGCTAACACAACAGTTACTCCAGCGGTTGGCTCAATTACAGGACTTGGAACTGGCGTAGCGACTGCTCTAGGGATCAACGTAGGCTCTTCTGGCGCTTTTGTAGTCAATGGCGGTGCGTTAGGTACACCATCAAGTGGCACACTAACCAACGTGACTGGTTTACCTTTAACTACAGGTGTAACTGGAACTCTTCCCGTAGCTAATGGCGGTACAGGAAGAACTGTTGGTAATTATTCTATTTACGCAAATGAGATTCATGTTGGCAAAGACGGAAACGACACTACAGGTGACGGCACTTTAATAAACCCCGTGTTAACAATTACTAAGGCATTGACCTTGGTTGGGGCTGGTAGAAATACTGTCATTGTGCATCCTGGAAGTTATAGCGAAAGCCCCACAGTTTCAAGCGCAAACACAACAATTGCAACCACAGAACTTACTGGCGCTAACACGCAAATTTCTGGAACATTAACATTGTCCGCGGCAGCTCGTGTTAGTGGCATAAAACTAACTAATTTGACCATCACAGGGTCTGGTAACACTTATATTTCAAACTGTACTGTAGATACGCAAGTCGTTAAATCAGGTACAAATTATGTTGAGATTATTAACAGCGAATTGCAATGCACCTCAGGTGTTCAAATTACGGGTGCTGGCACAGTTTCTATTGTAGGAAACAAGTGTTGGGCTGTAGCTGTATCTAACGCAAGCGCCAATGTTTTAATTAAAGATTGTTACCAAGTGCTTACTCCAAGCGTAACGGCTGGAACTTTGCAAATTGATGGTTCTGCTATTTTTGCTGCAAGTCCCGCATCTAACGCTGTAACTTCAAGTGTTGGTAGCTTTATTACGCTGGCTAATAGTTTTATTTTAAATTCAGCAGGAACTAACGTAGAACGGGTAAGTCTTGCAGGTTCTTACAGTATTTTGAACCTTGTTTATGATAAAACTAATTCCACTTTTACAGGAACAAACTTAAACGCTATCGATTATTTCAGCGTTATTAATACTGAAAGTTTAGTCTCGAGTGGTACAATAACAGCAACAAATTACGTCGGAATTTCCGGAGGCACATTCTAAATGGCACAAACAAATTACACCCCAATATCGTTATACTACAGCACCACGGCCTCAGCCGTGCCGTTGGCTGCAAATCTGGTACCTGGTGAGTTAGCGATTAACATTAACGACGGCAAACTATACTTTGAAAATAGCTCTGGCGTGGTTACTTTGCTTGCACAAAGCGGCGCAGCATCACCTGTAACAACTATTTCGTTTGGCACGACTGGTTTAACTCCCTCAACGGCAACGTCAGGTGCAGTAACCGTAGCCGGTACTTTGGCGGTAGCAAACGGTGGTACTGGCGTAACAACTTCTACTGGTACTGGCTCTGTTGTTTTATCTACAAGCCCAACGCTAGTAACCCCGTTGTTAGGCACCCCAACATCTGGCACGCTAACCAACTGTACTGGTTTGCCTTTAGCAACTGGCGTGACGGGCACGTTAGCAATCGCTAACGGCGGTACTGGCGCAAACACACTAGCCGGCGCTAACATTGCAGTCACAACAGCGGCAAGCACATTTACGGCAACTCAGACGTTTAACGGCACGACAGCAACTGCTGCGTTAAAGACAACGAACATTACTGAGCTTGCAAACATTGTGGCAGGCGCGCCCGCCGCAACACAAACATTTTATATTAACAGCGGCGCTGTTCAGTACTACACATCTAACGCCGCCAACAACTGGGCAATTAACGTCGCCTTTTCGTCTGGCACGACAATGAACTCCGCAATGGCCGTGGGTGACTCTATCTCCCTAACCATGATGACAACACAAGGTGCTACTGCGTACTACAACAGCTCAGTTCAAATTGACGGCACAACGTCAGGTGTTACAACAAAGTGGCAAGGCTCCGCGCCTACAAGCGGTAATGCGTCAGCTATTGACGTGTACACCTACGTCGTCATTAAAACAGCATCAGCCACATACACAGTACTTGCCTCACAAACCAAATTCGCTTAAAGGTTTTATAGATGCCACGCTTATCTAAAATTGGTGCAGCAGCCCTAGGAGCATTCGGATGGACAGCAGGAGCGCAAGCTGTTACTGCTGATTATCTCCAAATAGCTGGTGGTGGCGGTGGCGCAAATCAATATGGTGGAGGTGGCGGCGCTGGTGGTTATCAATCAGGAACTACAACTCTTAATTTAAGTCTTTCATACACAGTTACTGTTGGCGCTGGTGGTTCTGGAGGAACAACAGGAAATAAAGGAACTAATGGTTCTAACTCACAGTTTGGAACTTTAACTGCTTCAGTAGGTGGTGGTGGAGCTGGTGCTGGTGATTCTGCTAATCTTGATGGTAATTCTGGCGGTTCAGGAGGCGGTGGTGGTTCAAACTTTACTGGTTCTCCAAGCACAGGTCTAGGTGGTGCAGGAACTTCAGGTCAAGGAAACGCTGGTGGACAAGGTGGAACTGATGCAGTTACTTGGAGATCTGGTGGAGGCGGTGGCGGTGCTGGTGGTGTAGGAGGTAATCGATCTACAGGTAATGGTGGTAATGGAGGAGCTGGAACAGCATCATCCATTTCAGGATCTTCTGTAACTCGTGCTGGTGGTGGAGCTGGTGCTGGTAATTTCTCAAATGGAACAGCTACAGGAGGCGGTGGAACACCAAGTGGAGGTGCTGGAACTGCTAATACAGGAGGTGGTGGAGGTGGCACTACTAATACAAGTGCTGGCGGTCAAGGTGGTTCAGGCGTAGTCATCATCTCCTACGTAGGCGCACAACAATTCGGTGGCGGTGTTGTTACCTCAAGCGGTGGCAACACAATTCACACATTTACTACATCTGGCACATTAAGCCCATTGTCTTCATTGACAGCAAGCACATTAGTAGTAGCTGGCGGTGGCGGTGGCGGTTCATTTGGTGGCGGCGGCGCTGGCGGTTATCGGACAGGTTCCAGCATAACTCTTGATACTAATTCAATATATTTAGTAACCGTTGGCGCAGGAGGCGCTAGTAACGGAACAACATACGATGTCCGTGGAAATGACGGCTCTAATTCCGTTTTCAACGCAATAACTTCCACCGGAGGCGGTGGTGGAGGTCAAGCTAATAGCGCAAACCCAGGTAGAAATGGCGGCTCTGGCGGTGGCGGTGGTTATGGGGTACTGGGTGGCGCAGATAGTCAAGGTGGTAGCGGAAACACCCCATCCACTTCTCCGTCTCAAGGAAACAATGGTGGTTTTGGACAAAATGATAATTCTCTAAAATATGTCGGCGGAGGCGGTGGAGGCGCAGGTGCAGTTGGGGGGAACGCATCACAGTCTGCCAACACCGCTGGTAATGGCGGAAACGGAACTGCCTCATCCATCTCTGGCGCTTCTGTAACCTATGCAGGTGGTGGTGGCGGTGGTCGTTACCACACAGCAGGTACAAGCGGAACAGGCGGTTCAGGCGGCGGCGGTAATGGCGGAAACTGGGCTGGTAGCACATCCTCTTCAGTACAAGGTGGAAGTGATGGAACTGCTAATACGGGCGGTGGCGGTGGCTGTCGTTATGCAGGCGGATCAGGCATCGTAATCATCTCCTACCCAGGCTCTACTCAGCAAATGGCTGGCGGTACAGTTACTGTAGCTGGCGGTAATGTAATCCACACATTCACATCAAGCGGATACCTAACCCCAATCGTGTTAGTAAATAACTCATTGCGTTTCCGTTCAAGTGCGTCTGCTTATCTAAACAGAACTCCAACTACTGCTGGTAATCGCAAGACTTGGACATGGAGTGGATGGGTAAAAAGAGGTGCTTTAGCTAATGGTGTTTTATTAGGAACAGAAACCGTATCTGCTCAAACATATTGCACAATTTATTATGTAAGCGATAAGATTTATTTAGATGCTGCTGCATCAAATGTTGAAACAATGCGAGTTTATACAAATGCTGTTTTTAGAGACCCATCAGCTTGGTATCATGTTGTTGCTGTTTTAGACACAACGCAAGCAACAGCATCAAATAGAACAGCAATTTATGTTAATGGTGTTCAACAAACTTTAACAGTATCAACAAATCCAGCACAAAATTTAGAGCCATTAATTAATTCTACTGTTGCACATAACATTGGAAGAAACCCATTAAACGGTATTTATTTTGACGGCTACATGGCAGACATTAACTTTGTTGATGGTCAAGCCCTAACACCAAACAGCTTCGGTACATCTAACGGACTCGGTGTCTGGCAACCTATCCGCTACGGTGGTAGCTACGGTACTAATGGCTTCTACTTGCCGTTTAACGCAGGAACATCCAGCTTTGCTGGTAGCTTCAATGGTTCTAGCCAGTATTTAACGATTGCTCAAAACGCAGCGTTTAATATGGGCAGCGGTGACTTTACTATTGAGTCGTGGGTTTACTTTAATGCCTCTGGTCGTGCGGCTATTATTTCTCAAACTAATAGTGCGGGCACTAACACATCCACTAGTTTTTATCTTGAAAGAACCGCATCTAACTTTTTAAGAATTCTTGTGGCTAGTGGTGGCACAAGCTATGAGGTAACAGGCACAACAATAGTTCCAAGTGGTCAATGGATTCATGTTGCAGGTGTCCGCAATGGTAACAATCTTTCTTGTTACTTAAATGGGGTTTTGCAGGGAACAGTAAGCGTCACTGGTGTTTCTCTTAACTCTTCAACAGAGAATGTCCAAATTAACGGCTACGGAACTTCAACAGCGTTAGTTTTTGCTGGCGCAATGAGCAATACCCGAATTGTTAAAGGCACTGCTGTTTACACAAGCAACTTTACCCCGCCAACAGCAAACTTAACTGCAATTAGTGGTACGTCCTTGTTGACACTGCAAAACGCCACTATTGTTGATAACTCAACTAATGCGTTTTCCATTACAAACACTGGCACAGTTACAACAGGTCAAACTTATCCGTTTGCCTATGCTATTTTCAATGACCAAGGACCAGCAGGCAACAACTGGACACCTAACAACTTCTCAGGTGCGTCAGGCTCTACGCTAGACTACATGACCGATGTGCCAACGCTGACAAGTGCTACGGTGGCTAATTATTGCACATTAAACCCAATAAATTCGTATGCTACTGCTTTATCCAATGGAAATTTAAAATTTGCTGACGGATCTGGAAATGCATATCAAGCATATGGAACAATAGCAAACCCAGACATAACAGCATTAAGTTTTTATTGTGAAGTAACAGTAGATGCTACTTATGGTGTTGCCATTGCGCCATCAACTAAACAAGGTTCTAATTCAAATACTGACAGAACTGGAGTATTGGCTTATTACTCAAATGGAAATAAGTTCAATGGAACTTCATCTTCTTCGTATGGTGCATCTTTTACTTCTGGTGATGTAATTGGTATAGCTATGGGTGGTGGCGCTGTTACATTTTATAAAAACGGAGTCTCACAAGGTGTAGCATTCTCTGGATTAACTGGTTCATATATGTTTGGAGTTTGGTCGGCTGGTAGTGCTGGAATAGGCTGTTCATTTAACTTCGGTCAACGCCCATTCGCCTACACACCCCCAACTAACTTTGTAGCACTAAACACATTTAACTTACCTACTCCTACGATTGGTGCTACTGCATCTACAACAGCAAATAAGTATTTTGATGCTTTGCTTTACACAGGCAACGGAAGTGCATCCCAAAGAACAGATATTTCTTGGGCAAATATGCAACCTGATATGGTTTGGATTAAGAACAGAACTTCCGCAAACAACCATGTATTGCATGATGATGTAAGAGGAACTAATGCTGCATTACAGCCTAATTTGACTAATGCCACAGACAGTCCTGTAGGTTTTGGAACTGATGGTTTTGGTTTTGATGGTGTTAGCAATCAGTTAAGAATATTTACATCTGATGGTCGCTATAACACTAACGGCAATGCTTATGTAACTTGGGGATGGAAAGGTTCTGGTGCTACTGGAGTAACCAACACAGCAGGTTCTATTACATCTACAGTAAGTGCTAATACAACTGCTGGATTTAGTATTGCAACTTGGACAGGTCAAACTAGCGGTTCAGCAACCATTGGTCATGGTTTAGGTGTAGCTCCATCTGTAGTGCTTGTTAAAGGCAGAAATGATGCTGGACAATGGTGGATGTATCACTCTGCAATGGGTAATACACAATACATTTGGTTAAACAATTCAAGCGGTTCACAAACAGGTTCAGGCACAAACGCTTTTGCTAATACTGCACCAACAAGCACAGTATTTACTGTTGGAACAAGTTTTGCGAGTGCTTCTCCAATAGTTAATTGGGTAGCCTACTGCTTTGCACAAGTCGCTGGATACTCTGCATTTGGCTCATACACAGGTAATGGTAGTGCTGATGGTCCATTTGTATACACAGGGTTTAGACCTAAATATGTTTTAATTAAAGTATCAAGCACAACTGAAAATTGGAAAGTATTAGATTCATCAAGGGATACTTATAATGTTGTTGGAAATGAATTATTTCCTAATTTATCTAATGCAGAAAGCACAGGAAATTCAGATAGTGATTTTTTATCCAACGGATTTAAATTAAGAGCCACTTATGCAAATATAAATTCTTCAGGAGCAACATACATATACATGGCATTTGCCGAAAACCCCTTTAAATACAGCAACGCAAGATAGGAACTAATATGTTTATTAGACAAGACGAAATTAGACCAGACGACCGCTACTACTGGGTAACGGCAAATCCAGACGGTTCATACACCGCCACGCCAAAGGCACTAGAAGACCGTGAAGAGTCCGATGAGAATGGCGATCCACTCTATGTAAAAGTCTATAACAAAGAGACTGAACAGATGGAAGACACTGCCGAGCGTCTAATCACCAAAGGCTTAAAGTCAAACCATATTGCACAGGTCAAGCACAATACCAACATGACTCTTGCTCCAACAGACTGGTATGTAATCCGTAAAGCCGAGCGTAATGTTGACATCCCTGCTGATATAGCGACTTATCGTGCAGCGGTTATTGCATGGGCTACGGCAACAGAGGCATCTATTACAGCAGTAACCACAGTCGAAGAACTTAAAGCAATTAACTTAGGAGTATCTATCTAATGGCACACTTTGCAAAAATAGAAAATGGCGTAGTTGTACAAGTCGTAGTAGCTGAAGAGGCTTTTATCGCTACTGGAGCGTTAGGTGACCCAGCATCTTGGGTTCAGACATCCTACAACACTCTTGGCGGTGTTCACTATAACCAAGACGGCACACCTAGCGGTCGTGAGCCACTACATAAAAACTATGCTGGTATTGGTTACACATGGGACGGCACAGGCTTTGCTGCTCCACAACCATATCCAAGCTGGACAATGAACCAAGATTCTTATCTATGGGAAGCTCCAGTACCGTATCCAAACGATGACAAACGCTACTCGTGGGACGAGGCAACCACTTCATGGGTTGAGCTCGAGACAGCATGAGCGAACTAGTCGACAAGAATGAGGCGGCCCTGTCCGCCCACGAGGCGGTCTGCGCCGAGCGCTACGCCGGCATCAACGCGCGACTAAAACGCATCGAGCAGATCCTCGTCGGGTCGGTGGGATTCATTATAGCGACCATGATCGCCTTACTCATAAAATTACACTAATGGATAATGTCAGACCAATTTGGCTTTTTAGAAGGAGCAAAATCTCTTGGTAGCACCCTTGACTCCGCGCGCGGGGTCAGTAAGGAGTTATCTACCAGCATCGCCAACGTACAAAAAGAAGCAACCGACCTAGCCCAGCAACGCGCCCAAGAGCGCATCAGGGCACAAAAGGTTCACGTCGACCAGACCATACTAAAGGCATTCGACGAGTTCAAAATCATCGAGGAAGTCAAGCGCCTCGAGCAAAAGATGAAGGCCGAGGTAACACGAAACTACGGCCCCAAGGCGTGGGATGACATACAGGTCATCAAAGCGCGTCTCTTAAAGGAGAAAAAAGAAAATGAAAAGCTGTTTAACAAAGACCTACACGAAATTAAAAGAGTTCAGCTCTACTGTTTTATCGTCGCTGGTGTCATTGCTTGGTACCTTACGTGGGGCCATAAGGGGTAAGAAATAATGTTCCCGATTACGGCACTCTTTGACATTGGCACTAAGATAATTGACAAGCTGATCCCAGACCCAGAGGCTAAGGCCAAGGCACAACAAGAACTTATCAAGCTCCAGCAAGAGGGCAAGTTAGCCGAGCTAAACGCCGACAACATCGAGGCACAGGAGCTTACCAAGCGCCAGCAAGCCGACATGGCAAGCGACTCGTGGCTGTCCAAGAACATCCGCCCAATGACGCTGATCTTTATACTGGTTGTGTATACCATATTCGCCGCCATGAGCGCCGCAGACATTGAGGTCAACAACAACTACGTTGAGCTCTTGGGTCAGTGGGGCATGCTGATTATGTCATTCTATTTCGGCGGACGTTCGCTGGAGAAGATCATGGAAATGAAGAAAGGCAAGAATGAACCTAAGCCCTAACTTTACACTAGAAGAACTAACCGCCAGCGAGGTGGCACAGCGCAAGGGTCTAGACAACACCCCAAACGCCACCGAGACGGCTAACCTAGTACGCACCGCAGAGTTACTAGAACAGGTCAGATCGCTACTTAACAAGCCGATCCTTGTAAACTCAGCGTTTCGCTCTAAACCAGTTAACGACTCTGTTGGTAGCAAGGACACTAGCCAGCATAGGCTAGGTTGTGCCGCCGATATCAGAGTCCCCGGATTGACCCCCAAACAGGTCGTACAGGCCTGCATCGATGGAGGAATACCATTTGACCAGATCATTGAAGAGTTTGGCTCCTGGACGCATATCAGCGTGCCAAACACCAAAGAACAACAACCAAGGCGTCAGGCCTTAATTATTGACAAGAACGGTACAAGACCGTACAATTAGTCTAAATTAAGGAGACGTTATGCTACGACATCAGTTGGCGGTGTACGCCTGCGCGATTGCGCTTGTTTGGGGAATGTGCTTCCATGATCCCCTGGCTAAATGGGCTATAACCCACACCCCATTCCAATGGGTTGCGGACTCAACCGTTGAGTTAATAGAACACTTTGAAGGAAAGCGCTACCGCGCTTACCAAGATGCTGGCGGTTACTGGACTACTGGGGTGGGGCATTTAATTCGCCAAAAAGACACCCATTTGCTTCACAAAGAGCTTTCTGAAGCCGAAGTAATGGGTATCCTACACCGTGACCTAGAAAAGTGCTCTACGGCCCTGGAATCGGCTTTAAACACTATTCCTAGAAGGCACCAAATTGACGCCCTAATGAGCCTGTGCCACAACATTGGACCAAACAACATTATGCGTTCTGAGGTAGTCAAACACCTAAACGATGGTAATGTGCACAAGGCTGGAGATGCGTTCCTTAACTGGAGTACCCCACCAGTACTTAAAAAGCGCCGTCAAATAGAGCGCACACTGTTCTTAGCAGGGGCGTAAACCCCTGTATTTTTGCATTAGTAGATATAAGGGCTGATCACCCTATTCAACAATAAACCTCGAGGAAATACAAAATGGAAGGCTTTAAATCACTCCCCAAGATGCAATGTTTTAAAGAAGGCGGCTCTGTTAAAGCCATGGCTTACGGCGGCAAAATGAAAAAAGGCGGTCATTCCGAGTCCAAAGAAATGAGCAAAGATATTGCCCAAGACAAGAAGGTTGTCAAGAAAGCATTAGCTATGCACGACAAACAATCCCACGAGGGAGAAAAGACCAATCTATCCAAGCTCAAAAAAGGTGGGCGGATGAAGAAAGAGGTTGGTACAGTAAAAAAGTATAAAGCCGGCGGCGCTATCGAAATGAAGAAAGACGCCGGTGATAAGGATGACATTAAAAAAGTCAAGCAGACCAAGCCCAAAAAAGCAGCCGCTCCTAGCGCCGCAACTAAAGATGTAATGAGCACCCCTAAGTTTTTTAATAAAGGCGGTGCAGTAAAAAAATGTAATGCAGGTGGATCATTAAAATCTGTCGATGCAGAAAAAAATCCTGGACTAGCTGAATTGCCCACCAATGTACGTAACAAAATGGGTTATGCTAAGAAGGGTGGTAAAGTAAAAAAGTATAGTAACGGCCAGCAAGTAAAAGATCCACAAAAGCTGGTCGATGATATTTCCCTTGAGGAAAACACCCAAGACCGTGAAATGATTATGAAACCGGTTCGGGCTGCTGGAAAAATGATCACTAAAGGTATTAGTGCTGCTAAGTCTGCGCTAAAAGGACAAGGCTCCGTATCTGATGCAGAGCGTGAAGCTGTTGCCAAGAAAAAAGGCGGCAAAATTAAGAAGTTTAACACTGGTGGTTCTACTGGCCCTTTGACTGCTGAAGAAGAAGCATACTTAGGTGGTGCTGATCGCACCGACCCATTCATCATGGCTCGTATGCGCAAAGCAATTCCCCAAAAACAAGCCTACATTCCAAACGCCGTTCCAGCTATGGATAACCGTGACGTAGGTCAAACTGTTGCACCAGCACCAACACTAATGGACAGCATTGTACGTGACGAAACTGGCGCACCATCAACTATGCAGCGTAATGAGTACGGCGATTTATATACGCCAATTAATCAAATGACTCCGGCTGCACCAGTTAAAGCTCCTGTTCGCCGTCCTGCTGCCGCTCCTGCAGCTCCTTCTGTTGCTCAACGTCCTAATGTTGAGCAAGACTCTGGTTTAGCATACCCACAAGAAAATCAATTACGTACTGCTCCTATGGCACCACGTTCATTCTTAAGGGGCACAAAAGGTTATAACTTATCCGATTTTTTTGGACCGGGATTTGGCAAATCACAACGCAACCGTGGATACAAGCCTTAATATGCCGATAGAATCTAAACAACAACAGAAGGCGATGTATGCCGCCGCGGCTGGTAAGTCAACCCTTGGCATCCCCAAAAAGGTTGGCAAAGAGTTTATCAAGGCCGGCAAGGCAAAACCAAACCTTCCGCAACAAGTAACTAAACGCGCATCCGGCAGAGGACGTTAATCTATGTCATATTCTGGTACCATCAACCAGACCAAGATCAACGTAGATCAGTTGATTTCGTACGCATATCGTGATGCTGGTAAAACGGCAGAAGAGATCACGCCCGAGTATATTGACGCTGGCAAACAGGCACTGTATTATATTTTACAAAACCTATCTAACCGCGGTGTTAACCTGTGGTTGTTAGAAAACAAAGTCGTTGGTGCCCCAACAAACGCACAATGGATTTCGTTGCCAGAGAGCACGATTGACGTGCGTGAGGCAAACTGGGTTTATATTACTAACCCATCGTACAGCGGTTTATTGCCAACATCAAACCCAAACGTTGTCAACCTGTTTGACCAAGACGCAAACGATACACTCGATTTGTTTGCAACCAGTTCATTAGGTAATAACTTTTTTGGTGCGGCGTACAGTAACCAAACACGTTTGTTTTACGTTGGATTTAATGCATACTGCCCAGGAACAACGGCAACCTATACCCTAGATTTTGAGGTCAGCAACGACGGAACAAACTGGACCGTATGGGAGTCGTTCCCATCCACCACATTGGCCGATCGTGAATGGGCATACTTTAGCATTAACGCCACTCAGCCATTCTATTACTTTAGATTAAAAAACCGAAACACATTGGCAACATTCTCGTTGCGTGCCATTCAGTTTGCACAGAGCCAACAGGTCATTCCATTGGCACGACTAAACCGTGACGACTATTGGAACCTGCCCAACAAACAATTCCCAAGCCAACGTTCGCTACAGTATTGGTATGATCGTTTGATTGAGCCGCGCATGTATTTGTGGCCAGTACCAAACAATAACTATCAAGTGTTCCAGTTAATCATCGAAACACAGATGCCAGACGTCGGCTCGTTAACTGACGAGTTATACCTACCAAATCGTTGGATTGGTTCTATCCAAGCCAGCCTATCACACAAGCTGGCAATACAATTACCACAAATTGATTTGCAACGTATTGGTTACTTAGAACAACAAGCCGTTAAATTAGAATACGACGCAGCACAAGAAGAGCGCGACAAGTCGCCAATTTACTTCCAACCTAACTACAGCTACTATACACGATGAGCGGCGCATACGTAATGACCTACGACAATCTCGTGCTAGACGTCCAGCGTTATATGGAACGTGACGACGCCGGGTTTGTTGCACAGATTCCTAGTTTAATTGGATTGGCTGAGTCAGCAATTGCTGCCGAGTTAAAGTCACTACTACAATTAACCGTAGTGGAGACCACATTACCCACCAATGTAGACG